GTTTTTAGATTCTCTACATCTTCTTTTGTCATACCTCCTTCAAACTTTTTAATAGTTTCATTAGCTGTATTAAGCTGTGTTTCAAGATTTGTATAATCTTCTTGAGTAATTGTAGTCTCTTTTATTTTCTTTTCTATAGATTTTTGAAGAGAAACTACATCAATTTTGTTATTTTCTATTTTTATTCCTTCTAGCAATTCCTTTAACCAATCCATTTTAAATATCTCCTTTCATTTTTTACAAAATAAAAAAGCCCTATCTAGGACTTACTAAAACCAATATTATTATTCTCATTACAATTATTTATTGATATAGCTTCTATTTGTGATAAATCTATTACTGTTGTTCCATCTTCATCTAAATATACTTTCAAGTCCTTACAATCTGAGTCAGCTTCCATAAAATCTTGCATTAACTTATCAGCAACATCTTCGTCTACTATTCCAGATATGCTATTGCCGCTTTTAAACCAAATCATATATTCTTTCAATAACAGAAACCTCCTTTTGTTTTCTACCTAATAAAAAACTTCTTAAAGACTTTCATCTAATGATTTATTTAATTCTTTTCTTATTCTCTTTAAAATTTCATCAGAAACTTCGTGTATATTAGACTCATATTCTTTTCTTAAACTTTTAAGATAGATTTTAAAGACTATATTACCTGTAACATACATAAATACTGTAATACTTAAACATATACTTATTACTTGTAACAACAGATAAAACATTTATTTTTCCTCCTTAATTCCTGTGAGTTCAAATTTAAAATTCACATCTTTTAATGCTATCTCTCTTAAACATTCCAATCCTCCATTAGAAATCTTTGTTTCATTATCCAAATCCTTATAGTACTTTTCAAATTCATCACATGTACAAGAATAAATTTTTCCTTCACTATCTTTTATAATCCAATCTCCATTAGTTGCCCTAATAACTCCATTTTTATATTTTATACAGATAGTTTTCTTTACTTCACCTTTACGATTCATAGAGTTTAAAGATTCATCAAGCCATATAGTTCCCTTCTCAAAAGCTTGATAAAACCATATAGGAGTATTAGGACTTCCTAATATCCATTTAAAAGCTTCTACTTCCTCTGATTTCTTTTTAAATTTAGCCATATTATTTATCCCCCTTTAAATTTTTAATCATATCTTCATTGCTAACTATTAAAAAAAATAGTATCAGTATCACACCTAAAATAAAATTAAGCAGTGGAAATAACGCTGGGAAAATAAAATTATATTTTTTTCTTCTTCTGATATTCTTACTTTTAAGTAATTCAATTAATTCCTCATTACTATCAACCTTCTTGTTGAATAAATAAAGCCCTGTACAAAACACAATTATTTATAAAATAAGTATAGATATAATTTAAGCATTTCAAATCACCCTCGCAATAAATTTTTACATAATAAAAGCACCTACTAATTTATAACTTAGCAAGTGCTTTTATATTACTTTTTTACCTTTTTCATAAGCCTCTTTAGCTTCTTTTAATGACATTTTATTTGGTCCTTTGTAATTAGTTTCTTTTGGTCCACTGTTTTGCCAATTACAATTATCACAAATATCAAATACATCTACATCTTTACCACATACTGGACAATTCATGTCTAAACCTCCTTATATTCTTTTATTTGTTCTAGCCAGTAATTATAACCTTCTTTTGGCTTAAATAAGGTTGATATTTTACCATCAGCTCTTCCAACAGCAAAATCATTAGTACTCTTTCTATATTTAAATAAAAAGTTATCTTTACTTAAAAATCCTTCTACATCATTACTTAATTGCTCTGATAACAAATTTCTTGCAGTAGATAAATATTCTTCAGCAGTTATATTTCCATATTCATTTAAGTGTTTTTCTACATGCTTTTTAAATTTCTTTTCAGTTGGGAAATCTGCTTTTAACCAACTCTTATTACTTAGTATATCATCTTTTTTATCAGTTATAAATGTCTTTTCATACCATTCTTTATATTTCATACCAGATGGCACATAATATGTTTTCCCATTTTCATCTCTTGCTGCTCTATAACCTTCTTCATCCTCGAACCAAGGAGCTGTTGTTGTCCTACAACGACAATGAAATGGTGGAGCTGTTATTCCAACTTGATAATCTTTCATATCAAATACTTTTCCATCTAACTCTCTGCATATATTTGAAGTTCTTAAATCTAATGTAGCAATAATCTCATATTTCTCTACATCTAAATCATTAAAACAATCTTTTCTACTTGCTGATGCAAAGAAAGCTGATTCAGTCATTATTAAATTCTTAGCTTGTGATTTAGATACATTAAATCTCTTAGCAAAGTCATTGACTAGATTTTTTGGATTCTCACCTCTAATAATTGATTGTGTCAATTTAGTGTGTAACTCATTAATTAAAGCAGGTCTATGTTTGCCCCAAATCCTTTCACTAAAATTTAATCCATCACTAGTCCAAGACTTAGAAATAACTTTATTTATTCTGTTAGTATCAAGACTCATTAAACTCCAACCAACCTTTACTCCTTGTTGAACATTAAAAGCTGTATGATAGTATCCACTTGTATAAATATCTCTCATTAGTTTATCAATACCATCAAGTTCATTTCCATATAAAACTTCTACTTGTTGCTGTATTTGTAACTTTAAAGCTTCAAGTCTTGTTATATGAACTCTTGCACTAGCATTTTCTAACTCTTTCATCCACTTTTGATTTATAGCATTTTCTTTACCATGTCTAATATATTCTTCGACACTCCATTTAAACTCTTCTAGTTCTCTTGTATTTAGTAGTTTCTTAGCTTCTAATAAAGATATTCCTTCATTTTTGGCAAATCTGTTGTACCATGCTAATATATCTTTTTCTATACTATTTATAGCTAGTTTATATTGCTTTTCTAATTCAAGATAATATTTTACACTTTTGTTATTTTGAGCTTCTTCTAATTGTTCGAATCTCTTTCTCCAATAATCTTTAGGTTTCATCTATAACACCCTCTTGATTATTAGCAGGAATTAAAGCATCATATTCTTTTTGAGTATCTTCCTGTTTTTCCAACCTTTGAAGTTCGTCATTAACATCCTCAACCCAAGGATGGTTAGAAACAATAGTTTCATCTGATACAATTCCAGTTGATTTAGCTGCCATATCTATCTTTTCAGCTTCATTTATTATCATAGAGTGATTAAAAGTAATTTGAACTGATTTATAATCATAACTTTTACTACTACTTATCTTTAAATACTCACACACAAACCATAAAAGCTCTCTAATTGCTTTTTTAAACTTCTTTTCAGTCTTAGAACATTTTAAATCAAGTAGTGAATATAAAAATTTAAGTGCTACGCCCGATTTGTCACCTGTATTCTGAGATTCTGGGTTAACACCTTGCCCAAATATAATTATGTTCTTTTCCAATCTATCAAGAAGCTCTTTTTTAGCTTCGATTGGTATGCTTATTTCTAATTTATCAACTCCACCTCCATCATCTACTTTAACCGATTTATAGTATCTTATATTATCTATAAACTCCTGTAGACTTGTACCTGGATACTCTTTTAATATATAAATAAACTCTTGTATCTCATCTAAATTATCTGCTAGTGTAGAAATATTATTGTCATATATATCTATCAATGATTTATAGAAAGTTAAATCTGATACACATTTTTCATTATTTTTGAAAGGTATAAACGGAACTTTACCCCATCCCTGTTCTTTGTTATTTACTTTAAAATGTCCTTCTTGTATATCAGTCATTTTTCCATATTCATTATATAAAAATTCTTGAACAAAACTATTACCTCTTTCAATAAAGTAAGTTACATCATTTTCTGTGTAGTACTCAACTCTTTTTATCTTATTTCCATCTACATCTTCAATGTAGTAAAATCTAATAAATGCAACTAATTCTTTCTGTCTTTTACTGTCCCAAACAGGAATAGCTTCCTCAGCTGGTATTATTACATATTTAAACTCACCTTTTCTATTAATATATGGATGTAACCATTCAATACCTTTGTTACTAGCATTGAGGTAGAGTTCTGTTATTGTATCGTCAAATTCTTCTCCTAGTAAGTCATTTAAAAGTTTAGTAAAGTCATTATTATCTGCATTAAATACGATTGGATTTCCAACGCTATAACCCACTTTTTGGTCAACTAAAAGCTTATGGTAGTTGTTAATTGCTTTATTATTAACCTTAGTAAAATCATCAACCTTAGCTCCATCTAAGAGATAATATCTTCTCTTATTGTTTACATCAGTATTACCATAATAGTATTCTTCTCCTTGTTTATATTTCTCTGGTCTATGTTTTAAAATATAATGCTCTATGACTTTTACTAGGTTAAAGGTGCTCTCTTTTTTTAACTGAACTTTTATTAAATCTGTTTCACTTATATAAATATTTAACACCTCCTTTACTTTAAGAAGCTTATTCCATTATTTTTAAGCTTATTATCTATAGAATATCTAAGCGCAGCCATTGCATCATCCATAAACTCAACTGGTTCATCAAGATATAATCCAGTTCTTTCATCTTGTTTCCATTTCCATTGTTGTATTTCTTTTATGGTATTAGTGCAACTAGGATGTACATGTATTCTTAATTGTTTCAAATAATCTATTTGAGCTTTAACACTTCCTGGTCCTTTTTTAACTCCTTTAGCTTTATATCCTGCACTCTTCCACATCTTAATTCTATCTGGTTCAGCACTATCACAGTACATAAATATATTCTTTTCTAAACCTTTACTGTTTGCAATCTTTATTATTTCAGATGTATCCATTTCATGTACATATATTTCATTACATATATATAACTCTCCATCCTTAAAACCAATTCTGAGTACTACATTTGCATGATTAAAGCCAAAGTCTTGTGACAGTCTCATATTATCAAAGTATTCAAATTCCGTAGGAAATTCATGTATAACATAGTTTTTAAGTATTGCTCCACCAGTTTCTCCCCATTCTCCAAGTCCATATACTCTATAGCCTTCGGGGTCTTGCTCTTTTCTCATTTGCATTCTTCTGTAGTAAGCCTCATCTATGAATCTATTTTGTAGATAAGTACTATGATGAGTAAATATATCACCATTTTTATAGTCAAAATACTTTCTTTTTATCCAATGAGTAGCTGAGACTGGATTAAATGTAAATGTCATTTGATAGTATAGGTTAGGATTAGTTAAAATACCTCTTAAACGGTCATCTAGTATGTCTATGTCACTTTCCATAAGTTCTGTAGCTTCTTCACACCAAACCCATGTTAATTTTCCTTTCGAGAAGTTAATTGATTTTAATTTTTCTCTTTGTTTTGCATCATTAACTCCTCTGAAAATTATAGAGTTACCAGTAACTTTACTCTTAATTTCTAAAGGATTTAAAGTAGTTTTCCAATACTTATCAGCTTGTTTACCATAAATACGATTTATAGCTCCTGTAAGCTCTGCATACGTTGAATACTTATGTGTAGCTTCTGACTTTCTAACTACTAATAGATTAGCTCCTTGATACTTCTTATCTCCTAACTTTAGTATATAGTCTTGTGCTACATTAACAGATTTTCCACTCCCTGCTGAACCTTTCATTGCTCTGTATCTTTTTTTAGTAAAATTAGCTTCCTTGAAATCTGGATTAAAATTTACTCTAACTATCATTTCTATCACCATAATCTACACTTATTTTCAACTCATCATCTCCAATATCATCTTTACTTAGGTTATCAACTTCACATTTCAACTTCTCAACTCTTGTTTTCTGCTCCTCTGTAGCCAAATTCCAATCCTTATGAATCATTTCATCATACTGTTTAATTAAACTTCTAAGTTCACTCATAGCCCTACTCTGTGCATTAAGAAAAGATGCTTGCCTATCCCATGCAAATTGAAATTCATACTCTATCTTCTCACCATTTTCTGTGCTTTCATATTTCTTTAATTCTTTAACCATTTCTTCCTTGCCTTTAACATACATTATCTTCTGTGCTCTTATTATTGCTGCGTATTGAATTGTTATCTGTTCCCAAAGAATATCAAATTTATCTTTTATAGATATTTCTTGTATCAATTCCCTAGTTTCTTCGGGTAGATATTTTGAGAAGAAACCAAACTTTTCAGCGTTCTTATTCTCTTTTGGAGCACCATGACCAACTGAATTTTTATTAGAAAAGGGTGCACCTCTTTTATTTATAGGTGCACCCTTCTTTTTTTCACTAGCCCAGTTGTATCTTCTTATCCATGACTTTAAAGTGTTTAAGCTAATGTCATACTTTGATGATATTTCCTTTTGTTTCATTCCTTTTAAGTAATCTTGTTTTACCTTTTCTTTGACATCTTGCACATCACCACCTCTTTATTTGTTTGTTTTGGCTATAATAAAGTTGTTTTTTTCAGTTCCAATTACCTCAATTTCACACTTAAATTCCATATTTCTTTTAAAAAGAACTATCGAGTTAATAATTTCTCCTGTAGAAAGTGCTTCTAACTTAGAGTTATATACTTTGTAACCCATAATATTTATAACTGGATTTAAATAAATTATATTGTTGGATATATATATATATCCAACTAAAAACATCATAAAAATTATTATAAAAACATCTGTTATCCTGTTCAAACTTAATCCCATACATGATATTAGATATATCGATATATAATTAAAAAAATAATTTACGGTTTCATCTTCAAAACTAATAACTTTATAATGTTTTTCCATCTTAACATTTTTTACTTTTACATATAGATATATAAAAGATATTACTAATAAAACTGTTAATATAGCAATAGCATAGTCATTTATTCCATCAAATAGAATAATATTACTAGATATATGTTTAAACTTTCCATCTATAGTTGTTCTTTCAAGTATATTTTTCCCTATCATAAGTATATATAATGGTATATATGATGACAAAAATAACATTATTTTATTAAACATAAATTTCACCCTTTACTCTTATTCAAAGGCTTTTGCAACTTTCTTTTCTTGTGTTAATGATGTTATCACATAATGATCAAGAAATAAATTTAAAATCAATGGTATGTTAGATTTATTTTCATATTCTATAAGACCACTACTATCAGTATTTAATTGCAGTTTATGAAAAGAAATTACATGTTTAACCTTATCCTTATCAATATTTTTCAATATATCTGAATTCAAAAGTTTTGCTAATCTTGGTAGATACCTTCCATCTTTTATACAATCTTCAATAAAAGAAGTTTCCTTCGTAAAAATATATTTTATCTTTTCTTTATTTAAGTCAACTAATTTTTTGTATGCTTCATCAAATTTAAAAATTTTTCTGAAATTCGGTTCATTAAATATAAAATAAGACCCATCATATAAAAAAGCATCTACATATGAACTTATAGTTAATATATCATCTTTGATTAGTTTTGGCTTTTTTGAGTTTAGTGTATATTTATAAGTATTCTTAAGGGCTTTTCCAGGATGAATATATCTGCTAAATAAGTATAGTTTTTTATTATTAAAATAAACTTGTATAACTACAAAGTTTAACTTTTCAAAATTCACTAAGTCGCCAATAGTATTAAAATTATTTTGCTCTAAAGTAATTTCTTCTATAATGTCTTTACTAAAAAAAACATTTTTCTCTTCAATTATATATGTTTTTTTATTATCAGATACTTCAAAGTCGTAATTACTAAAATCATTTTTCTTTACTTCTTTTTCTATATTATCCATACTTGTTTGTACAACTGGCATTATATCATCTTTTGATATATTGGCCATGTAGCCCTTAAATTTTTTATTTTTTCTCTTAACATTTGAGTTTACAAACATTACATTAATTTCTAAAGATTCTTTTTGTACATTTT